GCCAAACTCTGGTGCGAGATATCCTTCCCGCAACTAGCCGAACTGCAACAGGTGGGCCTGACTAACCCTGCCTTAATTGCATGGGAGCTCGTTCCGTATAGCTTTGTTTTCGACTGGTTTATTTCAGTCGGGGATTGGCTTACGGGTATGACGGCTCTTAACGGGGTAACAGTACGTAGGCAGATGATTTCCAATCTTACGGAACGTGCGTGTACCATCTCGCAAGGAGCCACCACGAGGGTGTCTTCGAACGGGTTGATTACATACACAATGTCCGCAAGAGAGTGGAGTCACGCCCAACGCTGGTACCAGAGAGACATTCCTAGTCTCTCTATCTTCACTCTGAGTCCTCCTAGGATGAAGAGCTTCGGTTTTCAGAAGCTCGTCACATCCCTGGCACTCATTCAGAGTTCACACCGAGGAAATGCACGGCTGTAATCGCCGTGTCACTACTCATCTTCCTTCTCAGGAGTTAAAACTTATGGCAGCAGCTGCCGCACTGACGCTCAAGAACAACGCCGCCGCGAACGTCACGTTCGACGTCTATTCGGTTAACACCGATAGCGTCGAATGGGTCGAAAGCGGAGCGACGTCGATTCTGGGGACGTCCCGGTTCGTCCTTTCTCGGGTTATCCCGGCGGACAAATCGGCGGGTGTTTATCGCACTCGAGGCAAACTGACGCGTCCGGTTATCAACGGCACGTCTGGTCTCCTCGATGGTACGCTTACCGCGACCTTCGAGATCCTCCATCCCGCCAAGCTCTCGACTGCCGAGACTGATGAACTGTACGCCCGCTTCAAAGAAGCGGTCGGACAGGCCATCGTCAAGGCTGCCGCAGAAACCGGCGCTATCCCCACGTAATACCCATAACCCAAGGTACCTGAAATGACTAATTCACACGAAGTGATTAATCTCGAGACGATGGCTCAATGCCTCGCCGATGCCCGCACACTTCTCCGTGATGGAGATATGTGTGCTGACACCTATGTCAGTCTGCTCGAAGAAGCCGCAAGGCTAATCCGCTCAGTCCTGGCATTCGCACAGGATGTTGGGCTGGAGATTGACGATGAGGAAGTTACGGAGGCCTATGAAATCGTCGACCACCTCACGGTGGTTGCGAATCATAGGAAGAGCATTTGCTTCCAAGGAGGGGATTTCGATCTTTATCTTGATCTCCAAAACCCTGGTGGCTATCCTACTTTGGTCTGTGAGCCCGAGTCTACTTCAATCCCTCACGGGGTTGCTCTCGTAGAATTGGACTTTCGAGACCCGAAGGTTCGAAAGAACTTTCCGGGTCTCTTCGAAGACTCATCGTGGGGTGCTCTCTGACCAGACAGAGGGATAACTCTACTAAAAGAGCCCTCTTAGGAACTCTGCATGCAATGTGCAGAGACTTCAGAGCCCCTCCCGGGGTTCTGAAGAGTGTTGCCGTTGACTTGTTTGATTCACTCAACACACCCGTCTCGCTTAGTTGCGAGATCATGCTCCGTTACGATGAGGTAGAACAGCTTGTTCGCAAGACTGTTAATCCAAGGGATTACACCCTCTACACTGAGTTCAGAGACGACTATCAAGCCGTTTCATTCCTCAAGAAGGCTCCGCTAGAGATAGCTGGAGTGGATCCTCTCGTGACAGCGAAGGAGAAATTCTTCGATGCAGAGCTGGCGTGTGGCGAGACTAACGCTCGGTTCCGAGCTCTTTGTGCTGGCATGAATAATGCCGGCCCCCGAGTGATGGCGGCCATTTCGGCTGCTGCTCTGGAGGTTCAAAGAGTTCTGGGGTCCAACGTGAATTCTCGTGAGTGGCTTGACGCATGTCGTTTTGGCCCCGGTGCTTTTAATCACTCCGAGGCAAGAGGCTTAACGTCTCTTTACGATAAGCTGCAAGTCAGTCCGTCCGTGTCTCACGACATGGCGGAGATCGGGGCTCTGCTCGTGCAGAGCCAGCCCCAGTGGGCTAGGTCAGTGACCAACTGCGAGATCGAGGGCTTTTGGCCCTTGATCAAGCGGGAAGACATGAACCTAGTCCCAGGCAACCGTATAGCGTTCGTGCCCAAAACCGCCGTCACACACCGAACTATAGCGATCGAACCGCTGATGAATGTCTATGCCCAACTCGGGCTAGGCAGACTAATGCGGAGAAAGTTACGGCTTAAGTGTGGTCTGGATCTCGATGACCAAGTTCCTAATCAGGACATGGCTCGGAGAGGTTCGGTTGATGGTTCTCTTGCTACTATTGACCTGTCCTCAGCAAGCGACACTGTCGCTCGTGAGTTGGTCCGGTTTCTCTTGCCACATGAGTGGTTCGAGAGGCTCGATCTTTGCCGATCAAAAGTCGGCTACTTGGACGGAAAATGGTTAAGGTATGAGAAGTTCTCCTCAATGGGGAACGGGTACACGTTCGAACTCGAGACTCTGATCTTCTGGAGTCTTGCGGTTTCGTGCGTGCAGTTACTAGGACTCGATCCTTTCGAGGTTAGGGTCTATGGTGACGACATCATCGTTCCGTCCCTCGCCTACGACTTTCTTATCGAGGTCCTTACGTTCTGCGGCTTTACTGCTAATAGCAGCAAGTCGTTCCGTGAGGGCCCCTTTCGAGAGAGCTGTGGCAAGGACTTCTACGATGGGCATGAAGTCCGTCCTTTCTTTCAGAAAGAGAACCTTAGTGAGATTCAAACTCTCTTCCGCCTAGCGAACGGTCTCCGACGAGTAGCGTTTAAGCGAGCGCACAGCCTTGGCTGTGATTCTCGCTTGCGCCGCCCTTGGGATCGCGTTGTTAAGGCGCTGCCTCGTCTCGTTGTTCAGAACTTGAGAGTTCCGGCTCACGCCGGCGACTCTGACGGTATCTGTAGCAATTGGGACGAGAGCCAGTCCTCCCCGTTCGTGATCAGTAATGAGCACGGATGGGAGGGAGTGTCTGGTCTAAGGTTCCAAGCGACACCTGTAGAGGTGAGAACCCCGACAAACTTGTTGGGGGTCATAGCAGCAATGCTATATCGCTTGAAAGACGGTCGTACTCAACAACTGTTAAAAGTTGATAGTTCCGCTCCAAGCTCTCCAAGGCAAGGACGGGATCATGAGTACCGTTTAAG